CTCTTGAGCTTGAGTAGTTGATTAGCAAGTTTTAGATTGCGTATCTCTCTGATATCAATGGCATCTTCAATGTCAATGTTACCGCTTGCCAATGCTATCTGAATGTTGGCCTCAAGCTGAGCACGTTGCTCTTCATCAGGAGACAACTCAATGAAGATACCAAAGTCATAGATGTACAAGTCTGATATGTCGTTTAATATTGAGACATTAAACCTACCTATCTGATTGATAAACTCATCTTTGAAATCAGAATACTGTAATATATCAGCAACACGATATGTGATAGCCTCTGCCAATGATCGGTAGATATATAATCCCGCATCAAGGATATGGCGAGTAGCAGTATTTGAATTAAGTGCTGCTAACTTTTGAATACCAACCAATGAGTTTGGATCAGGAGTACTTCCATCACGGGCCTCATTGAGTCCTGTAACGGTTCTAATCATATCCATGTAGTGATTGTAATTGGCTATAAGCATCTGAGTCTTAGAAGCTCCCGAGTTAGAGGTAAGCTGAGTGATAGGAACACGAGCGTTATTAAAGTCACCATCTTGGGTGTAGCTACGTCCAATCACACTACCCGTTTGGAAGTAAAGCCTCAACGCATCCTCAGGATTGTAGGCTGCACCTGTTCCCAAGTCTACCTCATTCAATCCATCAGCATCAATGAAGACACCATCAGGCACAACGCGAGCGATGACCTGCTGTAGCTTGAGATGGGTAATCTGAATCAGGTCGGCGAATGGAATCATACGGCGAACCAATGACTCGATAGCTCCCTTGTACATACGAGGAGCGCAAGCTACATAGTTAGGTAGGGCATGCTGAGTAGCTGACTTAGGACGAACCATGTTCTCAGACAATCTCCACTGAAGAAGAATATTGGTTCCCATAACCATAATACCTTCATACCACACATCAATAATCTTTTCAATCTTTTCAAAGTTACCCTCTTCCATCATCTCTATTGGAGGGTTAAAGCTATCGTCTTTCTCAATAACACGAGTGTTGCCACTTTCAAGTTTCTTTTTCTTATATACTATCTTCTTGGTTGTTTTGTAATTGAAATACATCAACGTACAAGTGTCTTGTGTGAAAATACTATTCTCGTAGAAACGAGATACATTGTAGTAGTCATACCAACCTTTGCTATACTGAGAGATTTCTTTTAAGTCCTCAGGAGTTAGAGACTGATCTATCTTATACAACTCAGTGAGAGGCATTGTCTTAATCTCTCCCCAATAGAAACAGTCTTTAAAGTGAGGGTCTTCTGTATAGCTATAAACTATATTGGCAGGATCCACATAAGATATCCTAACTCCTGTACCCTGAAGAAACTCGTGCTTAGCAACCGAGATGCCTAATACCGTCTCGTCATAGTCAAGTCGCTTGCGTATATCCTCATAGTGATTAGCATCAAATACAGTATTGATAGCCTCTTCTTCTGCAATCTCAATAGCAGGCTTATAGTTAAGCTGCATGAACAATTGCAATTCATCATCACTCTCGGGCAACTCTTCAGGATTCATCAAGAATGGATCTGCCCCTGTTAGAGCTTGTATCCTTTGTAGCACAGGCTTGCCTGCCATCTGAGTCTCAACCATCTCTTGATACTTGTTTCTCTTTGATTGAGACATAGCGTCTTGAGCATATACCTTTACCTTGAACAAACGCTCGGACATTCCATTGACAACGATGTCAACAAACTTAGGTATGATAGGAACAGGAGTCCAGTCTAAATTCAAATAAGAAAGGTCACCATCAACAGCTAATTCGTTTTTATATTTTGCAATAGACTGCTCTCCTCTTGCATATAAACGAACACGATGAAAGTCTCTCCACTGCCCGTAATATCTGCATGAAGCGCCGTCTTTTCTAAACCATTCATATTGAATAGATTGACCTACTTGCAGTCCAAATTCATCTGAAGCTTTCTCTGCATCAGTAGCAAATTGACTTGGGAAACTTGTGGAGGTAATGTTTATTGATATATTTTTCATTCAATCATTTGGCTTAATGTTCCTTCATTCTTATATCTTGCGAAGTTAATACTTATTTTCGTTTCTTTTTTCTCCGGGATATATAGATGTTTTTGATTAGCCATAATAACTAAACCTGAACTTATTGAGGCGTCAAACTTTGTCCTGTTGTTAATATCAAATCTCGCCCAATCCTCAAGCGTTCTTGTGAATGGCATTGTCCCCATCTCATCAGCGGGTCTGTATGTCTCAAACATATCCATGCCTACAAACTTCTCTATGTAAGACTCAATAGCTGAGGCGTGAGCCTGCTTGATATCTTCTGAAGTATTAGGTATACCACCAAGTTCTCTCTCTGTTGCTGATAACTTAGCAAAGACCTTGTCAGGTCTGTTCATGCAAAACCCTCTGTACCCTCTATTCTTAAAGTGATATAGTAAACGCGGTTTGTTATTCTCAGCTAAGATAGGCATGCCGTAAAAGACACATGCCATAAGTACGTCTTCAAAAAATATCTCAGCGGTCTGAGGACGCGCTATATATTCTAAGAAGAACTCATTGACAGGGGCCTCGTCCATGTGGAACTTAGTCATTCCATGCAGCGAACCATTAGACCCCCGCCCGTCTACAACAGCAGAGATATCGTATGGGTCACAACCAAAAGAACCAATGTGCTCATTGCCCGCATGTTTAATTCCATTACGGATATGAACATTATTCTGAAGTACTTTGCTTGGTGTCCAACTGACTAAGAACCTTCCCTTTCTATCAGGACTAAATATAACTTTAGTATCTTTTATTCCATCTTGCCACATAAACGAACCACGAGTTATAACGTGATCTTTTATAATACTATCATTGTAATCAATCTGTTGGTATATCTTAGTCAAGTTGAATAAGGACTGCTTACTCTCATCTCTAAAGGCATGCGACTCCGTACGTGGATACTGTCTATAAAATTCATTCAGTCCATCAGCATCGTTCTTCAATCCATCTACCTCGGCCTCCCAAAAGTCAATAGCTCCATTGGTAATCCAACCTCCATCTACTCCTCTTACTTTATTCTCAGGCTTACGAAATACCGGCATGCCGTGTATGTCAATGAACCCCTCCATATTCCACTCCATAGGAATGAACAAAGCATATAGCCCGCTCTTGGTCTGACCATTAGCATTACGAGTAGCAACACGAGAGTCTTCATATATGTCCTTGAAGTTTTGACCACCCTTAGCAAGGGCATTAGAGGTTGAACCCATCATACACTTGCCGATAATCTTACTACCCAAACGCAAACACGTCTTAGTTACACGCCAATTCTCCTTGATGTTGTTGGGCTTGGTCCACTTGCCACTCTCGTCATGCACGAGTAGCTTTAGCTTCTCTCCGTCATAGGAGTTGTCTTCTGTGTTCTTCCAGTCTATTGTGGTGTCAAGTCCTTCGACTATCTCTTGCGCAGCATTAAACATATTCTTCTTCGTAATCTTCGAAGCGGGAACGCGATACGCCAACTCAGACTTCGGCTTATCCATTCCATCCATAATAGGCTTGAAGAAAAAAGGAAGACGGCTATTAATAGGCACAACCTTATCGGTAAACATTTTTTTAGCATCGGCTCCGGTCTTTGATAATATACCCACACGAGCATCCTTAACGAGTGTACCTATATTGATACATTCTGATGACGACATAAACGAAAATCCTGAACGACGTATCTTTAGATAGTCTATACCAAAGCATCTGCTATCTGCCCTGCACGCCTCCCAAAAAATCCAAAAGATTCTATTAGCCTCACGGAAGTCGGGATACCCCACGTCAATACTTGCCCACTGAAGATACATCCAATGTGATCCTGTCATATAGGTAGCAACACCATTGTTCATAAACCAAAAGCCCTCTTCACGATAATCAAACTGACCTTCAATATAATCTACCCACCGAGTCTTAAAGTCCGTAGGCATGTCGTTCCATTGAAAGATAGTTTGAATCTTATCAAGTGGCTTAGGCAGCTCTTCCCTTTCCCAATACTGATCTTCTTTAGCTTCTCTTCTCTTATAACACTCATCAGGCTTAGCGGGTAAGGCAATATTTAAACCCGCTACACTTATGACCTGACCAATAGTTCCATTCTTAGATATAATAACCATGTCATAGTCACTGTCATAGCCGTAGTCCCATGCTGCTGATGCATTTC